AGAAGGAGAACTAGCAGTAGGTTCAGTTCTTAATGTTGTTGCTGAAGACGGTACACTAACACCGGCTCCTGCTGCAATGCATGAAGCAACTGATGGAACATTAGTAACAGTAGGTGAAAATGGTATAATCGAAGCTATCGAAGAAGCTACACCGACAGAAGCTGCTCCTGCAGTAGAAGTTGAAGTAGAAATGGAAGATGTGGCAGTAGCCGCTGATGTAGCTCCAGAAGCTATTCCAGCAACTGAAGCACTTTTACAAGGTATCGCTGATATTATTGCACCTTTTACTGAAGAAATTGCAAACTTACAAGAACAAGTAACTGCATTATCTGCTAAATTCTCAGACTTTTCTGATGAACCAGCAGCTAAACCAATCAAAAGAACATTCGCTGAATCCGGAGCTGCTAAAGAAGTAGTTGCAATTGCTAGAATGGAGCGTCTTGCTCAAATTAGAAACACTAAAAAATAACAAACTTATTTAATCATGGCATTAGATTTATCAAACTTAAGCGTATATACGCAAGAAAACACTGACCTATTAGCAGAAGCTATCTTAGGAACAAGTGTATTAGCTAACATTTCAGTTAGAACAGGAGTCGCTGTTGGTACTACGACTATCAACATCTTCAATGCAGACTTTACTGACGCAGACAGAACTTGTGGATGGAATCCATCAGGAGATTTAACTTTTGATCAAATCCCTGTAACAGTTGATGACAAACAAATCAAACAAGAAGCTTGTCCATCAGTACTTAGAGACTATTGGATGGCTGAAAGAATGAACCCAGGAGAATCTGGAAACGAAATGTTACCTTTCGAAAATGTAATATCTTCTTACTACTTAGGTGGTATCCAAAAGAACATCGAAGATTTTATCGGTGCTGAGTTAATTTCTCAAATCACTGTAGCAAACGGAGCAACTGCACCTGCAGGAGCTGCTGTATTAACAGTTTCTAACGCAATCGAGCAATTAAATGACATCTATGATGCATTAGATGCAAGAGTTCAAATGAGAGATGACGTAGTTATGGTAATGTCTCCAGCTAACTACAGAATCGCTGTAAGATCTTTAGTTGCTGCTGATTTAATTCACTACAACTTTGCTGATGGAGTTCAAGATATTTACTTACCTGGAACAACTGCAAAATTAGTAAAATCTTCAGGATTTGTTGGAGCTGATACTATCGTTGCTTTCCCTAAAGAATACGTTATCTTCGCTACAGGTTTAGAAGGAGAAGACAACTTCAAAATGTTCTACGTAGAATCTGATGATGTTGTTAAAATTACTGCTTACTACAGAAGAGGTTTAGGTATCTATTCTAAAGATAAGTTAGCTACTAACGGACTATAATAACCAACTACCAGGAGCACTCAGGTACTCCTGGTTTTATTAACTAAAAAAAACAATATAAACATATGAGTTGTTCAAATTTAACAGGAGGCTTCACGCTAGACTGTAACGATTCTCAAGGTGGTATTGAAAAGATATTCATAGCTAATGGACCAGTTTCAGCAATTACTGAAACAGCAGGTCTTATTACTGCGATTACAGTTGGTGGTTCTGCATTAGTACCTGCCGATTTCTTTGAATTCGCTACACCGAGACAAACTTCGTCTTTAACTGAAACACAAACTCCTTCACAAGAGAATGGTACAGTTACTTACGACCAAGCATTAACAATGGTTTTCAATAAAATGGAAGCTACTAAGAGAAACCAATTATTATTAATGGCTGAGGCTACTTCAATGGTAGTAGTTGCAAAAGATAACAACGGAAAATACTGGTCAATCGGTGTTGAAAGAGGTGCATTTATGACTTCTGGTTCTGCTGCATCTGGAGTTGCTTACGGAGACAGAAATGGATATGAAGTAGTTATTTCAGGAATGGAAAAATCACCAATATTCGAAGTTACTGGTTCTATCGTAGAATAATACAAACCTTATTAAAATATTAAAGGGTATCTATTAATTTAGATACCCTTTTTTTATGCTTTACAATTAAGATAAAAAGTATATTTAGATATAATAACAATATTTTTTAAGATGACAATAACAATATTACAAGATCAATTAGCGTTTTATATCGCAATTGATACACCAAATATCATAAATGATGCAAGATTAGAAGTATTTTCACCATATTCTAATACCGTTCTATTTGATCAGTTTGCTACATTAATAGAATCTAATGGTAGATTTTCTAGATTTGTATTAGATACTCCTATAGATCTATGGGATAAACATGCAAATGGAATGTATACTTATAGAGTATATGATATTGGAAATATATATGATACGGGTTCATTTAAATTAATCACACAACCTGGTGGAGATATGGGAACTGTGGCACATATATCAAACAACGAAAATAGAGAAGCAACGGTCGTATTTAGACCAAATTACTAATTATGGAAGAAAAAAACAAATACTCAATTAAATCAGGTAAGTTTTCAGTTATCGAAACACCTGAAATCAAAGAAGTACGTGGAAAAGAATACATGTTCTATGGAAAGAAGAATCTTTTTCCAGAATCATTAATTAAACTTTATGATACTTCTGCAATTCATCACACATGTATTCAAGCTATTAAAGATGGTATCTTTGGAGAAGGAATAGAACTAGTAGGTGAAGAATATATCAACTCTAAAGGAGAAACTATTGATGATATCTTTGAAAAGATAGATTTAGATTACACACTATACCAAGGTTTTGCCTTAAATGTAATTTGGAATAAAGCTGGAGATAGAATCGCAGAGATCTACCATTTACCTTTTAATAATGTAAGAAGTGGAGTTCCTAACGAAGAAGATGATGTAGAACAATATTTCTATTCTGGAGATTGGAGCAAATTAACAAAAAATCCATTTGTATCTTATAAATCATTTGATATTACAGAAACTAAAGGAGATAATTCAAATCAAATCTTTTATGTGAATGAATATACACCTGGAAATTCAGTATATCCACTACCAGCATACATTGGAGCACTTCAAGATATTGAATTAGATGCAAGAGTTAGTAAATTTCACAATTCGAATATAGAAAATGGTTTAGCACCTTCATTATTCCTTCAATTTAATAATGGAATGCCAACTCCAGAAGAACAAAGAGTTATTTATAACGATATCAACACTACTTTTAGTGGAGAAGAGAACGCTGGTAGATTCTTTTTAAACTTTAGTGATGGAGCAGACAGAGGATTAACAGTTACTCCAATAGAATCTGCAAATGATGACTATTATATCACACTAGAACAGAGAATTACAAGTAGAATCTTAACATCTCATAGAATTACTTCACCAATGTTGTTAGGTATTTCTACTGGTAGTGGATTTTCAAGTAATGCTGATGAAATTAAAGTTAGTTACGCACACTTCGAATCAACTGTATGTGCACCGAAACGTAAAAAGATACTTACTTCTTATGGTTATATTCTTAAATTAGCTGGATATAATGTAAGTCTTACAGTACAACCAAAAAGAATTGTAGTTGAAGATACTACAGTTAATGAGAATCAAATAAAAGACATTTAAGATGAGCAACACAGTATTACTTGTAAGTGAGCAAAGACTTAAACAATGGACAAGCTTAGATAATAACACTAGAGATGAGGAGATTACTCCATCAATACTAGATGCACAAAACGTGTATATTCAGCAAACACTAGGAACACCTCTGTTTAACTATATTAAAGAAGGTATTATAAACACTACCCTAAACGCAGATGAGATCACCCTGTTAAACGAGTACATTGCACCATCACTTATGCAATATGCCTTGTACTTAATCCTACCAAATATCAAATACAAAATTGTAGAGAAAGGTATTCTTAATGGTACATCAGAAGAGACAGGAGCAACTTCATTAGATGAATTAAAATACTTAAGACAGTCTACTTTAGATCTAGCACAGTTCTACGATGCAAGACTTAGAGAGTTCTTATGTGATGTAGATCCTGGAATGTTTCCATTATATACTAGCCCAACAGTTAGAGAAGGAATGAGACCAGATAAAAGATCACCATACAATTCAGGACTAGTAACAAATTTTAGAAGATATGACCAATACCCATACAACACCGCGATCTGCCAGTACTGTCAAGGAAACTGCTCAGGTTCGTGCTACTAATCCTTTAAAGGAGAACATCAAAAAGTTAAAAATATACCTATCAAGTGAAAAAGAATCTTGACCAATTAATTAATAAGTACATAAGTAGAAAACTTGTGGTATTTGCAGTTGGATCATTTGGATTATTCAGTGGTAACTTAACAAGTGAAGATTGGGTAGTAGTTGCTACTGCCTACCTTGGATCACAGATGGTAGTTGATGTCGTAGAGAGATTAATGAAAGCAAAGAACAATCAACAATAAAATTATATTTAATAATATGAGTTTAAACGCACAACAAGATTACGCATATAACCAGAGCGAAGGAGCAATTACATTACCTGTAAATTCTTCTTATGTTCAGGCTTATGCAGAATTCTTAGGAATAACAGAACCTGTAAATCTATCATGGATTCAGGCAATCTGTGTACATTTTGGAATTACTGAACCTCTTTACGGAAGTTGGGTAATAGCCTTAGCAAATTATTATGGTATCACTGAACCTTTAAATGGATCTTGGTGGTATGCAATTGGACAGGCTGGACCTCCAACACCAACTGATTTAATTTGGAATTTAGTATCGACTGAATGGCAGAATCAAACAGCACAATGGGCTACTGCAGCTGCACCAATGAGTCCATTATATTTGGGACCTAATTCATTTGCAGATCCTAATCCAGTACTTACAGGAACTGCAGATCCTAATAACTATGTAGCAATTACAATTGATTCTAAAACATATCTAACACAGGCTGATGGTTTAGGAGATTGGTCTCAACAAGTAGGACCTTTATTAGGTGGAGCAGATCCAGGAACTCCATATCAAATGTCATTAGTCGGAAAAGATTCTACTACAGGATTAGAAAGTGATCCAACTCTTGATACTATAGATATTATAAAGACTGATGTAGTTATAACATTTGAATTAAATACTGGTTGGAGTATATATTGGTATACTAATGGTATTCAAGTA